GAAGCACTTACCGCAATACTAGCCTTTACACGCGACGACGTAACAGATGAAGCAACGGCCTTATATAAGTTTTGGTTAGCGTATGTATTACCTTACTCAGTGCTTAGTGTATTTGTAGAAATGTCAGCAACTCACGGCTACACTTTTTCTACCAACGGGATTATTCAATTCGCAGACCGAGACAACACGAGCGCAGGAGTAGACGAGAAAAGTAGAGGTATGTTTATTCGCCAATACACTACACAGCGGGAACGATATAAAACACTAATGCAACGGGCATTTAATGACGTTAGCGGGGTCTTTGACTCTACGACCTACACAATTAACACCGAGAAATACAACACCGTTAAACCCGCTCCAGTGTTTACAGCAATAGGAAGGGTGAACACGGAAAGAGATTTAAGTTCTAAGTTTAGATTATAACAAAGCAAATAATAATATCATGGCAATAACGCAAAGAATAGGATTTTCTACAGACGGCTCAGAAGACTTTACATCAGGAACAGAAGTAGGGCAATGGTACGCAATTAAAGCGGCTCAGAATGCAGCAGCAACCGCTACCGTAATAATGACCTTTCCATCTGGATCAAGCCGATCAATTACGCTAGGGCCTGGAGAAGTGGAGTATGGAAAGATAACATCCATCGCAGTAACCGACGGAACTATTAGAGCCTACATCGAGATTAACGTAGCTGTTTAATGTTAGGGCTAGGCTTAGGCTTACAGTATAGGAATCGTTTAGGCTCCTCGTTTTTTGGACTGTTCGGGAAAGCGGCGGCGGGTTGGTCGTTGCAATCTCTTGACGGCTCAGATAGTCGGGCGGTGCAAGTACGTAGAAGTTCAGATGATACCGAGGCAGATTTCAGACCTTCGCAAATTAAAAGCGGGGCTTTATTGGCTTGGGTTAATACGCCCGTTGTGCAGTTTCAAAGTGATTTTTCAAGTGATAACAATCAATTTCCTAACTCGCAGAAGGTAGACCTTACATATAATGAATCCATAGGTGGAGTCAGTAATGCTATTAAAATAACTTTAAATGGCGGAAACGTCGCTCATTATGTGTATGCTATTAATATAATAGAGCAGGACGTAGAAGCGGATTTAACTTTTGATGTTTACATTCCTTCAAGTAATTCATTAGTAGATCAAATATTTAGATCAAGACCTTTGGGTGGCGAGTGGCTAACTCCCACGCCTGACACATGGGTGACTTATACCGCATCAGGCACAACTTCAAATACTTCGCTTCTTTTTTATGCTGGGAATAATAGTCAATTTGGCTCAGTAAATGCAGACGGTGATGTTATGTATATGAAAAACATAACTCTTACCCAAACCACCGCAACGGGAGCCGTTAAAACAATCTACGGTCAAGGTTCGGGATCAAATAACGCGGTGCAAACTACAACAACGGAACAAGCTTTAATTGTTGATTCTGGCGCGTTAGTAACAAGTAACGGATTGCCTTCATTGCTTTTTGATGGAGTTAATGATCACTATGATTTTACGGAAATAGCTTTAAATAATTACTCTATTTTCTCAGTAGTTAATAGTTCGGATTTTTCAGGGAATCAAGTTATTATAGGTAAATTTATTTCCGACTATTTGCGAATAGAATCAGGAGGAGCCTCTTTAAGAATAACACCTGGTGCTGCTTATTCGGGTCTCTCAGGGTCTATCAATACTCCATTTATTGCTTCGGTAATACGTGACTCTTCTGATGATATAACAATGAAGAAAAACAACTCTTCTTTCGGTACAACCGCAAACAGTGCAACGTCATTAGATTTAAGCGTAATAGGTCAAGCTAATGATATTTGGTTTTTTAACGGAAAAATAAGCTCAATTATAATATACGATTCTGATAAAACATCCGAAGAATCAGCTATAAATGTAAATATAAACGAGCGTTATAATGATATTTACTAATGAAGCACTACATTTTTAACACCGAACAAGCGGCACTAGATTACGATAAGGCCGTATGCGATAAGCACAACTTTAGCGAAGGAACAAATTTCGCGAACCCGCGCAAGCATCCCACCAAAAAGAAGTGGGCAATTTCCGCGAGTCCAAGGGTGGAAGTTGAAAACAAGGAGCCAATAGAATTAACTAAAGACTGGTTTAAAGATTCGATATGACACAGACTGCTTTGCTCGTTGCTTTATTTTCGTTTCTCTTTGCCGCGTTCCGAGAACTTTCCGAACACTCCACCGAGGGTAAGTTTACAAACTGGCCTGATTGGTGGAACGCCTCCGAGAGTTGGACGAATAAACATAGCTGGGGGCCTGATTGGTTGCCTCGTTGGGTGTTTGGTTCTGCTTTAGTTTGGTTAACAGATGCGGAACACTTCTTCCAATTACTAAGCACGTTTAGCATATTGGCAATGATCTTTATATTAGGCGGTTGGGAGTTGGCTTTAGTTGCCTACCTTGCACAAGCCCTTGCGGGTTTGCTTAAATCCTTTACCAATATCAGATGAAATTAACAAACAACTTTAGCCTACACGAGTTCTTAGACTCTCGCTTTTTTAACAAGGTAGAACAGAAACGAGTTTACGATAGCTACGAGGTAAATAAGTTCCAATTAGAACCGAACTTAATTGTATTGGTCGATAACCTACAAGTGCTTAGAGATCATTTAAACGCTCGTATATCTATAAACATTAGCTACCGCCCTAAGTGGTACGAACTAAGCAGAGGGCGCAGCGGGAACAGCCAGCACGTAGAATTAAAAGCCGCTGATATTGTGGTTGATGGTTGGGAGGCTCAAGACGTTGCCAAGGAAATAGAGCAGCTTATAGAAGAAGGTAAGATGATCGAGGGCGGCGTAGGCTATTATCATTCATTCACTCACGTAGATGTAAGAGGGATTAAAGCACGTTGGAACGGATGAAAGAGCATATTGATACAATAAAGCTTTGGTTGTTGAATGTAGCTGGCGGACTATTAACGCTAACCGAGGCGCTAGGAACAATTGCTAGTGCAATCGGAGCAATAGCGGCAGCGGTTTACACAATCTACAAGCTGGTGATATTGCACAGAGACAACAAAAAGAAAACAAAATGAATTGGATTAGCTGGCTAGTTGGGAAAAGTGATAAGGGTATAGTCGATCAGGTTGCTGATGGGATAGATAAATTTGTTTATAGCGGTGAAGAAAAGGCAGAGAATCAAGCGAAATGGGAAAGCGAAGTAACAAAGAGATGGCAAGCGGATAGCGAAGCACCTATTACAAGGCTAACAAGGCCCTTCTTAGTTATATTCACAACGATAGTTATATTTGTGTTCGGTGCTTTAGATGCAAGCTTAGAGGGTTTCTCTATAAGTCAACAATATTTAGACCTCTTCACGATTACTTGGACTGTAATGATTACGGCTTATTTTGGTGGTCGGTCATTTGAAAAGGGAATTGTAAAAAAAAAATAGTATATTAGCCATTCAACACCGGGATTATTTAGTAGTGTTTTTCATAGTGCATGTTTAATTTGGTTGGAAGCCTCGGAGAAGTTCGGGGCTTTTTTGTGTTGTTATGTAAAATAATAGTATTACATTGCACCTATCAAATAACACACTATGACATTCACAGAAAAAGCAAAAGCGTTTAACCACATTGTAATAGCTTGGCAATCCGACACCGAAAAGGTTAGGGTAGCATTCCAAGAGCAAATTAGAATCTGCCAGCAGCTACCGGTAGAACATCCTCAACTAGAACTTGCCACGGATCAACTCCACGAGTACAGTCACCTATTGAAGTTCAAATTAAACAACCCACCTAAATACAAGTAAACATGAGTACTACTGAATTAACACGAATTGAGAATTTACAAAAAGTATCCAATCAAATTAATGAAGCTTATTCGCCTGAGCAAATTGGAGTAATACAAAAGAGCGTTGCTAAAGATACCACCTTTGCGGAGTTAGCTTACTTCTTAAACGTATGTAAGACAATGGAGCTAAACCCTTTTAATAAAGAGGTGTGGTGTTATAAGGATAATAGAGGTAATCTTTTAATCTTTTCGGGCCGTGATGGTTTTCTGTCCAAGGCACAAAAGAACCCGCTATTTAATGGGATGCGTTCCGCTGCTGTTTGTGCGAATGATGATTTTAAAATGAACATTGCAACGGGTGAGATTAGCCACTTTCCAAACTTCAAAGAAGATAGAGGCGCTATTATCGGAGCGTATGCAATAGCGTTCAGAAAGGGAGGAGAGGCTACTATAGAGTGGGCAGAGTTCGCGCGATACAATAAAGGTTATAACGCTTGGAAGAGTCACCCAGAGGAGATGATTAAGAAAGTAGCTGAGTCACATTCATTAAAGAAAGCATTTGGCATTTCAGGTGTGCAGTCAGAATATGAGTATGACGTAAAAAACAACATAGCTGCTCCTATTGGTGCGACTGCTAAGGTTGATAAATTACAAGTCTTACAAGACCTACTTGATGAGAAAGCAATGGATATAACTCAAGAGGATTATGCAGCTATTAAATTAGTAATAGACGGCAAAGAGGAATCAAGCTATGACAAGGCAATAAAAGTATTAACCGAATTACAAACTAATAATGATTAGCAGAGTAGCCAACTTTAGCAGTTCAAGCGCGCACCGATTAATAGGCGCGGGAAAGCGACCAATGACAGCGGACGAACTAGCGGCACGACCTAAGAAGGGGGTCGGTAGTGCGGTTAAGCAAATCGAAGACAGCACAATGTTAGGAGCAACTACCATTAGCTACATAAAGGAGAAGGTACGCGAGGAGAAGCTAACACGATCACTACAGGCCGACAGCAACGCCCGCCCTTTAATTTGGGGTAAGGTTATGGAGCGGTATGTTTTCGAGCGGAAACTAGATACAAGTTATCGAGATGGCAACCAACAAGGCAGAGTTGAGCATACAACTGTAGACCGTTGGAACGGCATACCGGATACTTTAAGAGTAACGGTAGACAATAACATAGTCGGGGATATTAAATGCCCATTCAGCTTAACTTCTTATTGCGATACAATAGAAGCAATTGAGGCGGGGCTAGATGTTTACAAACTAGAGAAGAGTGAAAACTACTGGCAGTTAATTAGTAACGCTTGTTTACTTGAGGGTAAGTTAGAGATTCCATTCAATCAAGGCGAGAGTATTATTTACGTTCCTTATGCTAGTGAGCTGCCAGATATTAGAGACTGGATTAGTCAAGACTTTACACCTGAGAACGAAGGATTAACACCTTTCCAATGCGAGTGGATTTATAATCAAATAGTGGGTCTGATTACTAGCGGCCAAGAGCCTAGCTTTCCTTACCTACCTGATGCATCAAGTTATAAAGATTTAACATCTTGGACCTTTGACATCCCGCAATCAGACAAAGACCTACTAACCGCGCGGGTAAAAATGGCGGTTCAAGAACTTAACAAACAATTAAAGTAATGCAACAATCAATTAAACAATGGTTTGAAACCATAGAAGACCCAGAGATTAGAGCCAACGCTATAAGAAACACAAGCGCAAGCCGACTAAAATCACAATGCACTTGCTTAGATAATAGTTTACGCCTGGCATTTGTTTGGGAGGTGTCACCGCAAAAGGGTAAATACTGGAGGGATTATATGAACACTTTAACAACAAAAAAATGAATAACACAATACTAGACCACGTTCTAAGCGTGGTTTGCAAATCGTACAAGGTAACGCGCGATGACATGACCGCCAAGCAAGACGCGGGAAGAGGTGGGAACGATGACGTAACCCTAGCCCGTGGCGCTTATATGTTCATTAGTTCTGAAATTGGTATATCGGGCGTAGCGGCTTCTAGGTATCTTTTTCTTAATAAAGGGAACGCCAGTACCTACCGGACTAAGTTTATTCAGACCGAGAGCGAGATTAAAAAGCAAAGATTAAGATTAGCTATTAACCGAAAATTAAAGTAATGAGTAAATTATATCTTATACAAGATTGGGGAGTAAACATTGAATGTATTGAACCCATAAAGCAAACTGATAAAAGCTATTGGGTTGAGTTTCAGTTAGCGGATGGATGTCCTATTGAAATTCAGCAATATAGAAAAACTACTAATTACGATCAAGCTTTTGACTCTAAAGAAGAAGCAAAGCAAGCAATAATAAATAGATGCACATTATCTATTAGTATATTAGAGAGGGAACTAAAACTCGCAAAAATAAATTTACAACTTACAAAAGATATTTAGACGATGAAAAGTAGAACCAAAACCGCGACAATGATAACGACTTACACCCTGCTATCATTCCTAGCCGCCTACCTAATCGCTGACGAGAGCGGGGTAGTTAACCCATTAGTGAACTCCTTTATTATTTACGGGGTTTGGTTAGTGGTGGGAATATTGGCTGGAGCAGGGGCGGTTATATTGTCCTTATTGATTACACCTATTAGAGAACTAAAAAAACAGATAAAAGAATGAGTGAAATTACAGGAAGATTAGCAGTCAAAGGAGAAACTAAGTCTTTCGGGGCTAATGGTTTTACTAAGCGCGAGTTTGTTATTGAAACAGATTCCCAATATCCGCAATTAATACAAATAGAATTAATCAAGGATAAGTGCAGTTTAATAGATTCTATTAAGATCGGGGACGAATTAACAGTATCTTATAACTTGAACGGCAGAAGTTGGACTAACCCACAAGGCGAAATTAAGTATTTTAACTCCGTGCAAGGCTGGCGAATTGATAAAGCGAACCAAGCACCACCCGCACCAAGTCAAGCGGGTTTTGTCGATAATGAAGAGGATCCATTTTGATAGTAAAGCTTAAAAAATGCAGAGAGTGCGGAGGGGAGTTTAAACCCTTCCGCTCTACTCAAGTGGTCTGCAGTACTTCGTGCGCGGTTAAACAAGGGGCAGCGGTAGCGAAAAAGAAAGAGGCAACCGCCTGGAAAGTGAAAAGAACTAAGCTTAAACAAGGTCTAAAAACTAGAACCCAAAAGATA